CCGCAAGACAGAGTTGGAGAACCAGTACGACATCTACGGGTTCTGGGACAAAGCATTCTCTGAGAAAGGTCTTGTACGATTTGTTATTAGAACCGTTAGGGATTACCTTAATACCCATTGTAATTATTACCTTGGGTATTTAACAAACGGTCGCATTACTGTAGAATTTGATGAAGAATTACGAGAATATATTGAAGTGACTGGTAAGCATCGTCACTATATATCTCTATCCGGTGGAGAAAGGCGGAAGGTTAACCTAGCAGTGATGCTTGGACTACAAACTCTTCTAACAATGTCCAACGGTCATCAAAGTAGCGTCTTGTTCTTTGATGAGGTTGCTGAAAATCTAGATGAGGATGGTATTAACGGCCTCTATGATCTACTATGTGACCTCAAGAAGGACAAGACCCTTTTCGTCATTACACACAACCCCCATCTGGCACAATTGCTGTCAAGACACAAGAAGATTATTATCACAAAACAAAAAGGAGTATCAACAATAAAATGACCATCGCCAAGTTAAATGATTTAGGCCAAGAGATTTTCATGAGCCGTTACGCTTACCCAGGAGAAAAAGAATGGCGTCAGCGTGCTAAAGCTATAGCTAGAACTGTAGCTGGTGCTGAACCTGATGAAGATAAAGAGCGAGTGGAAGGATGGTTTTATGATGCTATCTCTAGTGGTGATTTTGTCCCAGGTGGTCGTATTATCTACGGATCCGGTCGCAATGCTGGTAAGCATAACCTTCTTAATTGCTATGTCATCATTCCCGAAGATAGCGTGGACAGCATTGGTAAAACTATTCAGGACATGTACAAGATTTCATGTGCTGGTGGTGGTATTGGTTTTAATGTATCTAAGATTCGTCCACAAGGCGATGATATTGGCAATGTAAAGAACTCTGCTCCTGGCAGTGTGTCTGTGCTAAAAATGATCAATGAGGTAGGTGAGCATGTTAAGTCGGGTAAGAACCGCAGGACTGCTCTTATGGGTATCCTCAATGTTACTCACCCTGACCTCCTTGATTTCCTTACTGTAAAACTAGACCAAGGACAACTCAACAACTTCAATATCTCTGTTGCTATTACCAACAGGTTCATTGAGGCAGTACAGAACGACGAGCCCTGGTACTTTACCTACGGCAACAAGGAGTATCACAACTTCACCTTGCGTGCTACCAACAGCAAGGGAGAGGAGCGTGATCTTGATGTAATCGCTCTTGACGCTGATGATGCTATCGGTCGTGCAGAGAACTTCCACCGTGCTGATTGGACTGAAACCTTTGAACTGGTTGGTCAGGCCGACATCTCTGCTCGTAAACTGTGGGAAAGAATCTGGACTAATGCTGTTGAGTCAGGAGATCCTGGCGTATATAATATTGATCTAGCAAACTCTTTCACCAATGTATCGTATTTCGAGGAACTCCCATCCACTAATCCCTGTGGTGAGATATCTCTCCCTTCTTATGGCAACTGTTGCCTTGGGAATATTAATCTTGCTAACATGTGCTTGGAAGATGGGTCCGATGTAGATTGGAAAAGATTGGCAAGAACTGTTCGTACAGGGATTAGGTTCCTAGATAATGTATTGACAGTTAATCACTTCCCCACTCCAGAGTGTAAGGAAGTGGGCCAAAGATCTCGTCGTGTTGGCCTAGGTGTTATGGGCCTTCACCACATGTTTATTAAACTAGGTGTTCGCTATGGTAGTGAGAAGTCCCTTGAGTTCCTTGAACGATTGTTCGCCACGATTCGTGACGAAGCATACAAGGCATCTATCTACCTCGCAAGAGACAAGGCACCTTTCCCTGCTTTTGATAAGGAGAAGTATCTAAGTGAAGATTTTGCTAAGACACTGCCTATTAGGATTCGTCACTACATCCGTAAGTATGGCATTCGCAACGCTGTTATGCTTACTATACCTCCAACTGGGACTATTTCAATGCTTATGGGTGTTAGTTCTGGCATCGAACCTATTTTTTCTGCCATGTATATGCGCCGTTGGCGTCAAGGAAATGTCTGGAAAGAGCAGTTCGTCGCAGACCCCCTGTTCCAACAGTATTTCGATGATGGCAAGGAACTCGGAGCATTCGTAGGTGCTTACGACATCACTCCAGAGGAGCATATGGCTGTACAGGCCACGATCCAACGCTTCATCGACTCCTGCATTAGTAAGACAATCAACTTGCCAGGAGAGTTCGATCCTGCTACTATGATCGAAGATGCTGTGAACTATATGCCATACCTCAAAGGTATGACTATATATAGAGCGGGCTCGAAGGGCAACGAACCACTACAAGCAATACCACTTACTAAAGAAAATGTCGAGAAATACATGGGACAACAAGGAAACACTGTCGGAGCAGCAGACGGAGCCGCCTGTACCCTCGGGGGAGATGGAGAGTGCGGCTGAGTTTGAGAAACTACCTCACGAAGACGATCCTTATTGGGAGGACTGATGGCAATCTACGAATTTATATGTCATGATTGCTCAGTGATATGGGAACGGGAAGCGCCTATGAGTAAAGCGCCTTCCCGTTCTCGCTGTCCTGAGTGCAAGAAGCTATCCAACAGACATTGGGGTGAAGTCCCTGTAATGTTTAATGGAAATGATTACTATACAAACAAGCGTAAGCAGCATAAACTTGTGTATGAGGACAAAGTAAAGGGTAAGGAAGTGATGGAGAATCTTCTAGATGCTACTAAGAAGATGTCCGAAACCAAAATTACCCCTTATTCAAAGTATTCTTTAACTGAGAAAGGGTTTGATGCACTAGGACCTCGTAAAATGAACGCTGACGAGAAGAAGAAAGCTCAGGAATCTAGTGACGAGATCAAGGCATCTGTCTATAATAACAGTGCCGCTTACAGGAAGCTTGGCAAACGATAGTAAATAACGATATGGCATACAACTTTTCAGACAACATTCAGCGAGGCATTCTCAACCTCGCCAAGGGCAACCTTGATTTCTTCAACGAGATTGCTCCGCTCGTCAAGTCGGAGTATTTTGAGTACCCAATCCACTCCACCCTTTACGAAGGTATTCAGGAGTTCTTTGGGAAGTATCACAAGCTCCCTAATGACGATTTCCTCTTGGAGTTCTGTAAGGATCGCAAGAGGCAGTCGGAGTCCGTCGCAGAGTATGAGGACGAGATCTGTTTTATCAACAATCTTGATGCCTCCACAGTCCAGAATACTGAGTTCATTGTGGACTGTGTAGAGAAGTTTGCTCGCAGAGAGTCCATGAAGCAGGCCATCACCAAGAGTGTTGACCTCATGCGAGACGGACGCTTCGATGAGATCGAGAAAGAGGTTAAGGACGCACTTCTGGTTGCACGCAGCCAGGACTTCGGCCAAGATTACTTCAAAGATACCGAAGCACGATGGGAGCGCCTATTGACCGTCAACGATGACGATTACATCAAGACCTGTCTTCCATCTCTTGATCGTGGTCTGAATGGTGGTGGTCTCCGTAAAAAGGAACTTGCTATGGTTGTTGCTCCTCCTGGGGTCGGCAAGTCCCTTTACCTAGCCAATCAGGCAGTGAAATGTCTGATTGAAAACCTGAAAGTTGTTTATATATCGTTGGAGATGAGTGAAGATAGAGTGGGTCAACGCATCGACTCTATCTCCACTCTGATCCCTCAAAAACTTCTTGGTCAGGAGCGTGAGCAGAAGATGCTTCGCCAGCGACACAAGATCTTTCAGGACCGCTTTACCAAGGCGAACCTCCGTATCAAGGAGTTCCCCACTGGTATGGCAAATGTTAACACGATTCGGGCTTACCTGAATCAACTTAAAAGCTACGAGGACTTTGTGCCCGATGTGCTTATCATCGACTACATGGAACTACTGCGTCCAGTCCGTGAAGGCATGAGTGAGTATGAAGCCCAGCAGCGTATTGCAGAGGAACTGAGAGGCATCGGTGTGGAGCAAGGGCTCCTTGTCTGGACTGCCACTCAGACCAACAGAGCAGGCCGTGGAGCGCGTCTAATCACAGACGAGCACCTGGGGGACTCTTATGGTAAATTCCGCGTGGTGGACCTCGCAATCTCTCTCAACCAAGACGAAGAAGAGTTCGATGAAGGAATGATGCGTGCCTATGTTATGAAGGCCAGGAATGGTAAGGCACGATTCATCATCCCTATGACCATCAACTATAATGTATTGGTTATGCAAGAGGTTGACCATGACGCGATCCAAGACCCTGAAACAGCGGATTAAGGATATAGGGGAGGTGTCCTATGGATGGGGCACCTTCTCTATTAGATTCCAAAAGAAGATTACCATGGAAGGTGAGGACTGTATGGGACTCACTGATTTCGATAAGATGGAGATCGTTTTGGACGACACTTCTGAGGATAAAGTGCTTCGCCCGACGCTGCTACATGAAATATGGCATATTATCTTTTCTACAATGGGCCTGAGGGCTAACGATGAGGATGCCACAGTGGAGTTAAAAACAACCAACGAATTTGTTGTAGAATCGGCTACCCGTGGACTATTATTGTTTCAACACCTGAACCCTGAGATGTGGAGTGTAATATTCGATGAACAGTGAAGACCTACTAAAAGCATACGAGGACCTAGATCTTGATCTTTACCTTCGCCTAGCCGAAGCCCTCATGTCTATTGATAAGTTTTCTGTAAACGATGAGATGCTCAAGCACGCTCGTATTTATTCCTACTACTGTGGTCTGCTGGAATACGCTACTGCACAAGTTAAGGAGTACGAGGTAGACATGGAGAAATATCAGGTCGATTTGAAAAACGATGCGCGTGATGCTATTATTCACGCTGGAGCAAGGGCTACTGTCGCGGCTGTAGAGGATTATGTTGGTCGT